CAAATAGAAACTTTTTTGAAAGCCTCTAAACAAATAGAAACTTTTTTGAAAGCCTCTAAACAAATAGAAACTTTTTTGAAAGCCTCTAAACAAATAGAAAGCAGATTCATGAAAACTCGAAAGGCGGATGATTATGATCCTGTGCCTTCAAAACAAGTTTTTTGAAAACTCGAAAGGCCGATGCCTTGTAAAATTATACTAACCAGAAAGATAAGTTCTGGAAAGCAAGTTAACTAAGTGTATAAAAACAAATAGAAAGTAGATTCATGAAAACCTCTAAGCGTATAACATCAAAGAACATAGAAAGTAGTTCGTGAAAACTTCTAAGAGTATAAAAACACATAGAAAGCAGCTTTATGAAAACCTCTAAACAAATAAAAGGCAGATTCATGAAAACCTCTAAGAGTATAACATCAAAGAACATTAAGTCAAGAAAAGAATATTTGAATACAAATTCTGTCCTTAATTCTTTAACGCGCGGTGAGAGAATTGTTTTGCGCGTTCTAATAAATTTGTCGCGCGGCAAAAAAGAAATCTATTCTTCTCAGACTCTTATAGCGAAATTAGCGCTCAAGTCTCAGCAGGACAAGATCGGCTATTCTCGTCAGCAAGTTAATAGCATTATTGCTAAGTTGGTCACCAAGAAACTTATAACAAAACGTTACCGTCATAGAAGAACATGTTTCTATGAAATCTCTGTATTTCTTAAAGATTTGACACCAATTAATATTAAAGGTGGATTAATTATATATAATACTTTGGATAGTAAAGAAGGTCGCCATTTTTCCAAAGAGGCATTGGGAATATCAAAAGATTTTCCACTTTCTAGGAAGGCATTATGTTATCTCTCATCTCTTCCGGCTGAAGTTGCTACAAGAATTCATGAACAGTTCCTAAAAAATAGAACTCAACTTAGAAATCCTGAAGCAGTTCTTATATCTCATGCTGCAAAAATAATGCGATTGCGTAATTTGGAGTTTAATCTGCAGAGATATCGTTCTCTTTCTGAATACCATCAAGTTGATTCAAAGCAAGTCTTTTTTAAAGTGCAGGTAACGCCTTTCAAAGAAAAGTATGAGTTATGGGATGATGGAAGCTGGAGAATTCCTAAAAAGAAAGAATTTTGCTTGAGGCAAATTTCGAACACATTAACCAGTTCATATGAGAAATATGTTTCACCTAAAAAAGAGATTCCAACGAGGGAAAGCATCCATTTGATGAGAAAGTTATGCGAAGATCCAAACAAAAAAGAATGTTCTGAAGATTGGTTTAAGGCGTTCATGGAATTTGGAAATAGTATTGCCGATCGTCAACAAAAGGAATTAGATGCATCTCTCAAAAAACCATGATAGAATGCGATACGTTTAATCAGAACGCACGTAAGGGAAAGGTGCAGTATGAACGTTAGTCAGTATATAAAACAGCACGCGGAATATAATTACGACGATATTATAAATCAAGTTGAGCCCAATACTTACATTCTTTTTGGGGAGCCAATAGCTCAAAATAGATGCCAGCATGGACGTGTAGATTGGGATCAACAAAGACTTCATCGGGTTAACGCAACAATTCGCCTCTCAGACTTACATTACAACAAACCTCTTTTTGTGGGTCCAATAAAAATAGACATGAAATTCTACTTCTCGATGCCAAAGAAGAATTCTCCAAGACTTAAGAACACATTTCACACAGCCGCTCCAGAAATAGGGCGCCTCATAAAATTTATAGAGGAAGTTGCCCAAGGGATTATATTTTCTGATGAATGCACTATCGCATCGATAACTTCTGAAAAGAAATATGATTATGTTCCACGAACAGAATTTTTCATTGAACAAATAAAGAGAAATTAATGATAGTAGAAAAAAAGGCTAAGACTAACATTCCGAAGAAAGCCAAGTCAAAATCATGGTGTGGGTATAAAGATGAGTTTCTTTTTATGAATGAACCTATTCGAACAAGGTTCGTTGAGAAACTCTGTACTGATCTTGAGAAAGAGTCTATTACAGATCGGGACTTCTTGATTCTATCGCAGTTTTGGCAAAAGAACGGAGTCAGGCAGCAAACTGTAGATAATTGGAGGAAGATTTACCCAGAATTAGATCGTGCGGTTGAAGAAGCAAAGATAGCTCTTGGCAATAAGAGACTTATGGGTGCTCTAAAAAAAGAACTATCAGAATCATTGGTTGCAAGATCAATGCATATGTTTGATCCTGAATGGAAGAAGAGTGATGAGTTTCATGCCTCTTTAAGGAATATTAATGACGTTAAAAAAGAAGATATCAGGATCTATCTGAATGACATTCCATCATCGGGTGTAGTGCCTGAGAAAGTAGAACATGGGAATAGAGACTCAAGTACATCTGAATAGGTTTCAATGGAGACCCTATCAATTACCCATCCTAGATGCCCTAGAAAACAAGAAATATAAAAGGGTGCTTGCTATATTACCACGTCGTGCCGGAAAGGATGTGACTGCTTTTAACTACGTAATTAGGTGTGCTATAAAGAAAGTAGGCGTCTACTACTACATTTTTCCTACTTATGCACAGGGCAAGAAGGTGATTTGGGATTCTATAACTAACGATGGCCGAAAGTTTCTTGACTATATTCCTAAGGAAATTATAGAGTCTACCAATTCCCAGGAAATGAAAATTAAACTCGTTAACGGATCATTGATCCAGCTCGTTGGGTCAGATAACTATGATTCGTTAATGGGAACAAACCCTCAAGGCGTCGTATTTTCTGAATATGCTCTTCAGGATCCAAGAGCTTATCAGTACATCAGACCCATTTTAACGGCCAATGACGGTTGGGCTCTCTTTTTATCGACGCCTCGGGGTAAGAATCATTTATGGGATCTTTATCAAATAGCATCAAATAGCGATTCATGGTTCTGCTACAAATTAACGGTAGAAGATACTCAGCACATTCCTCTTCATGAGATAGAGCGTGAGAAATCTGAAGGAATCATGTCTGATGATTTAATACAGCAAGAATATTATACTTCATTCGATCTTGGTATTGAGGGATCATACTATGGAAAATATTTAGATCGCATGAGAGTTTCAGGACAAATAGGTCAGGTACCCTGGGAATCAGCCTTTAAGGTCCACACTGCATGGGATCTTGGGATGCGCGATTCTACTACAATTATATTCTTTCAGACAATAGGACAGACGGTTCGTATAATAGATTGCTATGAAAATAGCAAAGTTGGCCTTGAACATTATATAAAGGTAATAGAACAGAAGCCTTATTCATACAGTAAGCATATAGCTCCTCACGATATACAAGTGAGAGAATTAGGTACGGGTATGTCTCGGCTCGAGAAAGCTCGCCAACTAGGTCTTAAATTTATTATAGCCCCCGGTTTGTCGATAGAAGACGGGATAGAAGCGGTAAGGAGTATGTTGTCTAAGGTATGGATAGATCAGGTATCTTGTTCTCCATTATTGAAAGCAATTGAAAACTATCGTCAAGAATTTGATATCAGGCATAAAGTATATAAGTCACAGCCACTCCATAATTGGGCTTCTCATTGGGCTGATTCCTTAAGATATCTAGCTATATCTCTTCCGAAGACTCGAGATGGATTAAGTCCCGAAGCGTTAGAAGCACGATATAGATCGGCGATGTTAGGGGAGAATGAGAATATGCCTGCAATATTTAGAGATGATTTACCTACTTATTAATGATAGAAAAGAATTAACTTTTTAAATTATTTACCAGGGTATTAAATGAATCATCTAAGAAAGAATTTGCGAGCAATATGCATAACGGAGACTCTCTTTGCTGAAGAGTTCGAGTTGTCGCTTAATCATGAATTAGATAGATTAGGTAGAAGTGTTATAGATATTAAATTTGATATTACTGCTGCTACTGAGACACCAGTAATTTGGAGTGCCTTAATTATTTACGAAGAGGAAGATGTTAATTAGATGAGTAATATGAACAAGAAAAGTATTGCATTTGAGTGGTCTAGAGAATTAAAGAATGACGAAGATAGAATGCTATTGTTAGAAGCGCATGATGTACTCTTTAATCTTCTATCTCAGATAACTTCATGGCAATGGAAAAGTGTTGATATTAAAATAGATTTCAAAGACGAGATTAAAAGTTAGTGATATGATTAATGATTCTTCGTAGCGAAGAACTTTCATTGAGTAAGAGGGAGGGGTGTAACGAGCTCTCCCTCTTTTTTATATTTAGCAAGGATATTAGATGTTGCCTATAAAATTAAAAGTATTTACATGGATTCTTCTCATTTGCAAGGAGAACACTCTTAAAAGAATTGAAAGAATGTGGGATCAAAAACCATGTAGGTCACATATTGTTAATGCTTTTAAGCAGGTTGATAGAAAAATGAATAACAAGTGGGAACGATCGTTCAGAGATCCAGTAGATTTCATGGATCTTATAGAATGTGCTTGTAAAAAAAGATTAAGAAGAATTGAGTTTAGATATGGAAATTCGACAGGAGCTGCGGGACGCAAGGTAAGAAATATTTATGTTCTTGAGGAAGTTGGTTCTGAATCAGAAATGATTCAAACTGGTAGTGGTGATTCGTGGATAGAGATTTATTCTGGAGTTTTTATTAAATATAAGAGTTCTCTCAAACATGTTTCATAGTAATTTTTGGTAGAATTCTACCACATTAATTTAGAAGTAGCACAAAAACAAACGCAATTAGAAATCTTTCTCCTCTTTTTTGATGCTTCAAGAGGAATTTTCTTTAAAAAATGATTATCTTGGCGTAAAATATTAATAATGATATTCATTAATACGATGATTCAGAAGTCATATTCAAATTTTTTTTGATGATTGCATGTCCAGAATTTCTTCATTCCGGACATGCAATCATGTCTAGTAACTAAGTGCAGTAAGATAAATTGTTCTTGAAATCAATTTGGTAAAAGCGTTATGATCTTTCTGAATAAATTCTAAATTATTTTACCGGGAAGAGATTAATGATATTTCCCCAGCTTGGTCCTCAATATTACGATGAAAAAGACAGGCCTCTTCTCTCTCGAATGGAAGCTTTCTATGCGGAGAGTATAACAATAAACCAATCTTTTTGGGGAGAGGCAGATACAGACACGCGTTTTGAGATGGGCGATCAAACCATGTGGAATGATCTTTATGGCAATCTTCCTGCTAATAGGCGTCGTCAATTCAATTTTAATAGAATTAGGCGCGTAGTAAATATGATCAGTGGTCATCAGAGACGCAATAGAAAGTCTACGATAGCAACGGCTATTGAGAATGGTGATTCTGAAACGGCAGATCAATTCACAAAAGTGTTGATGCATATTAATCAGCAAGAAGGTGTTCTTGAGACTATCTCAGAAGCATTTCACGGATCACTGGTAACTGGTCTTAACTTCTTACATTTATGGGTAGATTACAGATCTGATCCAGTATCAGGAACTATAAAAGTAGATAATTGTTCATACAATTCATTTCTAGTAGATCCCTATTTTAGAAAAGCAGACCTCTCAGATTGTAATGCAATATGGAAGAGATCATTCTTAACGAAGCGCGAATGTATTTCTTTACTTCCAACACATACAGAAGAGATTTTAGGTCTTGTGGGACAAGATAGTGGGACCGGCCGTGATGGTAAATTCCAATTCATGCCCGAATCTTACAACTACGGTATGAAGAATCTTCTTACGTATGATGAATTCTATTATAGAGACTATAGAACTCAGATGATGCTCGTTGATTCTCAAACGGGTGAGACAATGGAGTGGAAGAGTCAACAAGAAACCGCACTCAGAGAATATCTTAGGCAATATCCGCAAGTAACAATGATTGAGCAAGAAATACCTACAGTTCGACTAGCAATAGTAGTGCAGGGTAAAGTCATGTTCGATGCTCCTAATCCAATAGGAGTTGACAAGTATCCATTCGTTCCTGTTTTTGCTTATTACAATCCACAATCTCCATATTTTCCTTGGCGAGTTCAAGGAGTAGTTAGAAATCTAAGAGATGCACAATATCTCTATAATCGTAGAAAAGTAATTGAACTCGATATCCTAGAGTCTCAAATAAATTCTGGATTTAAATATAAGGAGAATGCTTTAGTTAATCCTAAAGATATCTTCTTGCAGGGCCAAGGTCGTGGACTGGCTCTCAAGGATGAAGCGCAAATGACAGATGTCGAGCAGATAATTGCGCCATCAATTCCTGCTTCTATGATTGAGCTTTCTAAGATTCTAGCTCAAGAATTGCAAGAAATATCAGGAGTAAATGAAGAGCTTCTCGGATCTGCTATGGATGATAAAGCAGGCATTCTCTCTATGCTCAGGCAAGGTGCAGGGCTTACTACGCTTCAAGGTCTCTTTGATCAATTAGATCATGCACAAAAGATTCTTGGACAGCTTATGATAGATGTTATTCAGGCTAACTATATGCCAGGTAAGATACAAAAAATACTTGAGAATAAGCAACCGAGTGATCAATTCTACAATAAGGCATTTGGTAAATATAATGCTGTAATTGAAGAAGGATTTAATACAACGACTCAAAAGCAAATGAACTTTGCGCAGTTATTGCAGTTGCGTGAAGCAGGAATTCCTATTCCTGATGAATCACTTCTTGATGCATGTACGTTGCAAAATAAGAAGCAGCTTATTGAAAAAGTTGAACAGAATAAACAGCAGCAGCAACAAATGCAGAATCAACAAATGCAAGCAGCTATGGAAGAGCAAATTGCTAGAACTAATCTCGCCAAAGCAAGAGCGACTGCAGATGAAGGTCTTGGCTATGAACGCTTAAGTCGTATTGAAGAAAATAGAGCTCTGGCAGAAGAGCGAAGAGCAGCAGCTAGAAAAGATGAAGATATGGCTATGTTGAATCTTATAAAGGCTCTCAAGGAAATAGATACAATTGACATAGGTCAAATAGAAAAGTTATTGGCTCTTTCTAATATTATGAAGAGTCAGCAAAAAGAAGAAGAACGTGCTGAGCTGGAGCCAATAGGTTCATCTCAGCAACGGGCTTCTCAACAACCCAATCTTCAACAGCCTCAAGGTCAAGAAGTAGCACAGCAACCACAGGAGCAGCTGCCTGGTGTTGAATCTGTGATGGGTAGATAGAGGATATTTTTTAACCTTGCGGTAATTCCGCAGTTTCTACCGAGGAGCCACTATGGCAAGAAGAAAACATCACGGTGCAAGAAAAAACAGCGTGAGAAGACCAATGAGAGAATACGAAGTGAATCCTCGATATGAAGCAGATTTTGGTTACCTGAACGAGGGTAGACAGCCAAATGGAGAGTTCGAATATGTTGAGGAAGGTCGTCGACCACGTAGAGAGATTGAATATCTTAATAGTGAAAGAAGAAATTATGGAACGACACCGCGCTATGAAAGAATGTACCCAGAGTATACTAGCTCTCGGCAAGAAAATCATAGTGGTCGTGAGATGGATGCGTGGGAATTTAAGGCACATCGTCGTGGATTAGAGCAAGAAGGACAAAGAAAATCTCGTATATTGGGCTATAGTGATTTTTATTCTGGAGCTGATGCTCGTAGAACTCAAGAAATGCAAGATGCTGGCATGATTCGTGAAAATCCTTATGCAATAGCAAATATGCCGCAGGAAGTAATGATCAAGTCTTATCCAAGAACGGGCCCATATATTCCTGAAGTTCTTGATGACACGATTGCTGGAGTTGATCGTCAAATGGATTATGACGACTACAAGAGAGAAGATAATTTCTATCCTAAGAAAGTTTAAAAACTTAGAAAGGATATATATGTTTTTAGAACATTATAAAGATCCAAGAAGAGCAGTTGAGCGTAGAGATTCTCGTTTAATAAATGAAGATCATACGCAGATGGCTAATCTTCCTCGGCAAGCTATTC